TAGAGCAAATCAAGATACATTACGATGTTATTGAATGCAAACCAGAGTTTGCTGTTGTTAAGGCTAATGCTGAAAAGCAAGATGCTACAATACAAACCTTTGGCTCTGCTCTTAAAGGAGACTATAAGAGTGGTAATTGTAACACCTGGTATGTTATGGAGATGGCAGAGAAACGAGCAATGTCTCGTGCTGTACTGAAACTAACAGGATTCTATGAACTTGGTGTGTTTGGAGAAGACGAATCTGAGGACTTTAAAAGAAAGTAGTCATGAGATACAATCAAAACGAGAAGAAAGCTTTCGAAAAAGGCTATAGAATTGATGACGATGGTAAGGTTATTGGGTTAAGAGGTGAAGAGGTTGGTTTTACACAGACAAATGGATACCCCACATTTAAGGTAAGAGATGTTGACAACAAAAATCTTAATGTTTCTTCACATAGGCTACAAGCTTATCAGAAATATGGCGATAAAATATATGATGATGGCATTGTTGTGAGGCACTTAGATGGTGATAAACATAACAATACAAAGGACAACATAGCTATTGGTACTTACAGTGAAAACTATATGGATCAGCCAGAGCATGTAAGAGTTGCTAGAGCTAAACACGCAGCGTCTTTCGTTAAAAAGTATAACGATACCGAAGTGATTGACTTCTATAATGACTGCAACTCGTACCAAAAAACAATGGATGAGTTTGGTATTAGCAGTAAGGGTACTCTTCACTATATACTGAAGAAAAATCCAAAGGACTACAAAAACTACGAGGAGATATGAAAATTTCATTTGATAAATACCTGTTTAGATGCTCATCCATTAGTAAGCTAATGACTAATCCGAGAAACAAGAAGGACCTACTTTCAGTAGGCACGAAAACTTACTTGGCTGAGATCTTTAAAGAGCAGTTATATGGAAAGTCTGGAGTGATACAGTCTAAGTACCTAGATAAGGGGATCATGGCTGAGGAGGAAGGTATCGAGATGTATGGTAAGCATATATCAAGAGATGTTGTAAAGAACACAAAGAGGTATAACAACGAGTACATAACTGGAGAGCCAGACCTCTTTGCAGACACTTTGGTGGACATAAAATGCTCATGGAATCACACAACATTCCCTTTAATCAATGAAGATGTGCCTGTCAAAGATTATTATTGGCAACTTCAAGGGTATATGGCTTTGACTGATTTCCAAGAATCAAAACTAGTTTATTGTCTTGTTGACACACCTGATGAACTAATCTTCGATGAGATGAAGAGAATCAGGTCTAAGCTTGGAATGATTGACTTACCAGAGGAACTCGAACAAGAGGTTTGGGACTCTCATAAGTTTAAGGACATAAACCCTAGACATAGGATTAAAGAATTTGTGGTTGAAAGAAACCAAGAAGACATAGATGCAATCTATAACCGAGTTGAAATAGCACGAGGCTATCTCAATGATTTAAATCAATTATTAACTTAAATTTTATTTATTATGGCACAGCCAACAAACAAAGAGCGTATCGCTCTAAACGTAACTGAGTTAGGAAAACTCATGAAAGAATCACCAAAGTCTGTAACCGAAAACGAAAAGTTTGGTAAGAGCGTTTGGTTTGATTTGACAACTTGGGACGATGGTTCTAAGTCTCTATCTGGATACAACCCAGAGACAAAGAGTAGGTATAACCTTGGAAAGGTTTTCCCTCCAAGAGACAACCCTAACAACAGTACACAGACTCCACAACAAGCCTCTAAAATGGCTCAAGCAACGGACGACTTGCCCTTTTAATTTATTTGTTTTTAGTTAATATAAAGTGATCTTGACACATAGGGGGTGCCTGGCAAGTGCGCCCTCTGTCGAGATATTAATAATCCAAACTGTATAATTATGAAAATAGAACTAGAAAGAATATATGCAACTAGTGATGGAAGAAAAGATGCCATAATCGAAATATGTAATCAGTACTTTCATCCACACAATATCCTAGATAACATTGACAGGAGAATGAGACCAGTAGTAGAGAGAAGAATGATGACAATGCTTCTTTTAAGAAACTTTGCTAAGAATTTATCTCTTGCTGACATAGGGCAGGTTTTTAGAAAAGACCATGCTACTGCGTTGCACGCTGTAAAAACAATGAGAAACTTGATTGAGACAGATATAAGGCTTCAAACTCAGTATATATCATTAAGAAACAAAATAGTGGCTGAGATAGGAATACAAGGAGAGGTAGAAGACCCTTTAAGCAAAATCAAAAGACACAACAGGAGACTAATACACAGAGATATTACTAGGAGGGGTCTCTTGATTGAAGTAAAGAAAGAGTTGGAATATTTTCCTGAAGCCAAAAGAAAGAAAATAGAAAAACAAATTGAAGCATGTCTGAATCTTTTATAACACTAAGTAGGAGGATACTTGATTGGGAGTGGTACACAGACCCCAACACGATGAGAGTATTTATCCATTGCCTTATAAAAGCAAACTGGAAGGAGAAAGAATGGAGGGGTGTTGTGATTGACAGAGGAACCTTTGTAACATCTGGAGATAAGATGTCTGATCAACTCAACCTTTCTAGGAAGCAAATATTAACTTCTCTAAAAAAATTAAAAAAAACTGGAGAAATTATCACAAAAGGGCACAGCAAATATACGCTCGTAACCGTTGTAAAATATGATGATTACCAAAAAATTAATAAGGAGGAGGGACAACAAAGGCACAACAAAGGCACAACAAAGGCACAGCAAAGGGACACAACTAACAATAATAACAATAATAACAATACAACAAAAGATTATTTAAATTATAAGGGCGTTGCCCAAAACTTTGAAGAGATCATGCAAGAGGAGCAGTATGTCAACTTCATGATGGATAAGTATAACATGTCTAAAGGCAACTTAGAAAAGTACTACTTAGAGTTTAATGATCACCTTGAGCACACCCTTGACACTGTGAAGAGCACCAAAGAGTATGCAGCACATTTTCTAAACTGGTACTGCAACAAATATAAAGTAGATAGAAAGACTGGAAGACCTAAACTAAGAAGAAAGAACTCATTATGAAAACAATAGAATGGAACCAAATAAACCTCAAGGGTAAATCATCTGGGCAAATAAAAACTACTTGCCCTGCGTGTACTCCAGAAAGGAAGAATAAATCAGACAGGTGCCTAAGCGTAAACATAGCTAAGGGTGTTGCAAAGTGTCATCACTGTGATGCTATATCCATAAAAGATACAAAGCCACTTGTTCAAGACATGGTATATAAACTACCTGAGCAGACATGGAAGAACTATACAAAACTATCTGATGGCATGGTAAAGTTTTGTGAGGCAAGGGGTATTTATCAGTCAACACTCAAGGAGCTCAACATAACTGAAGAGAAATACTATCAGCCACAAGCAAACAAGGAGATGAACAACATAGTGTTTAACTACTTCGAGGGCGATACCCTTGTCAAGAAAAAGTATAGGTCTGGATCAAAGCACTTTACACAAACGGCACAGACTAAATCTATATTCTACAACATCAATGCCGCTATAGGTCAAGAGGAAGTTTTTATTGTTGAGGGTGAGTTTGATGTGCTTGCAATGCACCAGTGTGGATTTAAGAATACAATCAGCATACCGAATGGCGCTAATGACAACGATGACTTTTGGATAAACTCCGAAAAGTATATGCAAGACGTTAAGAAGTTTTACATAGCAACTGACAATGATACAAAGGGTGAGATTGTTGCAGACAAGATAGCGCAAAGACTAGGAAGGTACAGATGTGTTCGTGTCTTGTTTGAAGATAAGGATGCAAATGGTGACCTGCTTAAGGGTGGAAGTGATCTTGTAAAAGAATCAATTATAAATGGCAAGAGATACCCTGCATCAGGAACATACACAGCTAAAGATTTGGCAGGAGGTATATATGATTTGTATGAAAACGGATTACCCGAGACCCTGTTTCCAAAGCACAAATGTTTTGGTTCACTTAAGGATGTGTTCTCTGTGATGAGGGGGCACCTAGTGGTGTCTACTGGTATACCATCTCACGGTAAATCAAACTTTACAGAGTGGTATGTTATGAACCTGATGAGAGACTACAACATGAAGGCTTCGTTCTTTTCTCCAGAGCACAGCCCAATGGCATTACATCAGACTCAGTTCATTGAAAAGTTTTATGGAAGAAACTTTTGGGGAGATACTTACAATAGAAAAAGAATTACAAAAAAGGAGGTTGATAGGTATGTGGAGTGGGCAAATGAAAGACTGTATATAACAGCACCAGACGATGGGGAGTTTCCTTCATGGAGTTGGTTGCTTGAAAAGTTCAAGGAGCAGATGTTTATTTATGGTGTAGATATATTTGTTATTGATGCTTTTAATAAACTTGAGTACGATAAGTCAAACGATTCAGAGTTAAGCAGGATAAAAAACGTACTGACCAAGCTAACAATGTTTGCGCAGATGAACAACGTGATAATATTTTTAGTCGTCCACCCTAGAAAGATGGTTAAGAAAGATAACGAAGACTATGATGTGCCAACACTTTATGATTGTTCTGGATCTGCTGACTTTAGAAACCAAACCCACGATGGCTTTACTATATACAGGCACTTCTCTGATAACGATCAACAGGGTATAGATGTTAACGATGTTGAGTTTGTTGTGCAGAAGGTAAAGATGAAGTTCCAGGGTGAGATAAATGCAACTGAAAGGTTTAGGTTTGACCCTGCATCGGGAAGGTACTATGTTAAAAACCAAGACCCACCTACCTTTGAGTTTGATAACGAAGAGACTGAAGACATGTCTTTAGACCAAGCCTTTGGTGTTGAAAACGATGAACTGCCATTCTGATGGGAAGACCTAAAAAACAACCGACATCTGACTTTGTCACAAAGCACATTCACCAGAATGCAATGGCGTTTTGTATATCAAATGGCATACAGATACACCCTATTTTGCTTAAGAATAAAGAATTTAAACTAAACATAAGAATAGATCGTGGCGGTTTAATCAAGAACATAGAATCACCCGTCAACTACAGTAAACATGAGCTAACTGGTAAAATCTATGAGCTATACTTACACTACTTTAAAAAGATGGCAAATGCGGATGTCATAAGAAAATCAAGAAAAAAATACATTAGTTTCAAAAATAATACATAAATTTGTGAAAATGAATACAATAACCTTGTACCAAAGAGAATACAATAAAATAAAACAACCCCGATTCAACATTCAAGAGTTGGACGTAAATGCATTTTGCGAAAGGATAACAGGATTCAAGACTAAGTCTGAAAAAGAAAAGATGGATGCTTTGTTGGAATTAGACACTATGCTTTATACTCAGCTTGGGACAGACTCAAGCGTTAAAGATAAGAAGGAAACTAAAAAGAAGTCCAGAATAATTTACAGGGCTATTAAGACCTTCAACAAAGAGGTTGGAGACCAACTACTCCAGCATATGGATCCAGATGTATGACACATAGAATTAGGTTCATAGAGAGATTAAGAGACAATCTACATTCATCTGTAGACAGAATAATCGACTCTCTATACAGACCTGATTTTACTGAGACAAAAACTACAATAGCTCAGACAAAGGTTGATCTGGAAAGACTTCAAAACCAAATCAAAGAAGATGACTGATCAAAAAGA